TTGATGGGTGGTATGTCATTAATATTTGTCGGATTTAAAGGAACTTGCATATTAGAGAGCTATGTTTTGGGGTATTGCCTGTTTCCACATTTCCAGCAACATGTTGCTGTTGGAGATATTGAGTGATGTAAATGTTATAGATACATCATATGCATCTGGCATAATTGCAGGTATGCTGGTTCCTAACCCAATGGAATTACCAGGCATGGTGATGTCTACATGCCGTCTGTTGCCAATGAATTTAATTTCTAGCGATTCTACATGACTATATTGCATATAGCACACACCCGGTATATTCACAGAGTACATTTTAGGCATTTCAAGCAAGGATTTGGTAACACGCTGTGGTGTGTTTTGAAAAATTAATAACCAAAGCAACTGATAATTTGCGCAAGCTTGTTCATATGATTGAGTGTTGAACAATGGGAAATTAAATGTCACTCTCGGGATACTAGAACTACCAGGGTCAAACATTTTAGGCTTTTCAATATACTGTCCTGGTGCTGCAATTTTAGCAGTATTAGTTACCGTGCTCTGTACATTCGCTAAGTTAGGTGAAAGTGGATATGTTAAATCTGGCCAGGAATTTCTTAGTTCACTCAAAGCTTGATCGCTCAAATATGGTAACAAATATTTAAACCCTGTTGGCTTTAATGAATAAAGATCCTTGTATGGTAGCATCCATTTTGAGGTGGGAAAATCTGGGTTAGATATACCAGCATATTCTCTACCCGTTTTTGCAGCGTTTTCTACCACACTTTTAATTAAATTGGTATCTCCCTCACCAGCAGCAGCTGGTTTTTCAAATCCTGTCTTTTTTACAATGCCTGTGATTTGTCCAGCAACTTGCCCGATAGCAGAAGTTGTAGCTTCGCTAGCGAATATTATTGATCCAATTACAGCTGTATCTTCTACTCTATATTCTTTAATTTCGCCGCGAGGAATTAATCTCTTTTTTGCATTAGCATCACTACCACCATGAGGAGAAATGGTCCAATCAAAATCATCGCAAACATTTATGAAGCTTCCAGTGGTTGTATCTCTTGATATGTTTTCAGCTTGAATTCTCGCACCTGCATTGATGTTATTGGCAGCAGCAATGCCAAAAGAACCGCCCAACCTTGAAATAGAAGAAGCAATCCCAGCTGCAAACACAGTTACTTCGCGCGTTCTTGTAGCACCATTCAAAGATGCTTTTACATAGGTATGCTTAGTATCACCAAATGTTGCGTTGCTAAGTTCAAATAATGATTGTGCCATGCTTATATTTATGCATGTGATGCAAAATCATCTTATGCATATCCAGCTGCTAACATTTGCTGTCTCATCTGTGTTGCAGTGTATTGCAGCGGAAATGAGTTGTAATCAATAGCTCCTTGTTGTTTTGCAGGCACTGCTGCTGTCATCTTGAAGTCTTGCATTTTTTGCAAAATATTGCTTAAGATCTTGTTGGTGCTGCGTGTTTCGTCAATATGAACTTTTGAAAGTGCTATACTTGTATCACTAATTTTGGTCATAATTTCACCAAGACGGCTCAAGCCTAGTGATGTATTATTTTGTGATTTGTCGGTGTAGCTTATAACTTCTATATTTTGCTTTATTTCTGCCTGTGCTTTAGTTTTAAAGACATTGCTAAATGCTTTCGATGCCTTATCTGCAAAACTTGAGATTGATGACCATGCTGATTCGCCGGGAATTTTTTGTACAAGATTATCAAATGCTTCTGATAATTTATCAACATTATACTTCATGTTGTAAATTTGCACATTAAAATCAGTTAATGCACCAGATTTAATGTTGGACAGTCTTTCCATGCCAGCTGCAAGAATGAGTATAGCATTGCTCTTTTCAGCATTTAACTCATTTTGAAATTCAATAATTTTATCAAAAGGTGAATCTGTAAAGAAAGAAGTTATTGACGAAAGTAATGAGCCTGCAGTCAATGCCACCAATGATTTTACAAGATCGCCCAAACCTGCACTAATTGAAGTTATCTTGATTGGATCTACTTCTTTAGAAAAATTAATGATGCTATCAAATACTCTGTTGAGTATATCTGGTATACTTTTGAGAACATTTCCAAAAATGACCAGGCCATCTTTTACAACATCAAGTGATTTTAAAAACATGTTGCTAAAAATATCCCCCAGTGCAACAATTGAATCAAAAATTTCACCTACTATATTTGATATGCTTTCTGCTATAGTACCAATTGCATTTGCAATTGGTGGAATTATAGCAGCTATGCCAGTAACTATATTGTTAGCAAGATCAAATATGCCTTTTAATACGGTTTCTATTATGCTCAGTAGGCTTTTGAAAGATGGGCTTATTATTTCAGCAAGCTCCACAATCATGTCTTTAAAAACTCGCATTGGCACAGCCAAAGCTGGCAAAATATTAGCCAAAGCATCTAAAATTGGATTTAAAATATAATCTTTGAAGAGCTTTCCAAACATTTGAAATGCAGGCATTAATTCTAGCAAAGGCTCTTTGAGCAGCCACAATGCACCAATAATTATACCAGCAGATGTACTGAAAGATAATGCTAACACAGGCAATGCTAATGCTATTATGCCTATTCCTTTTGCTACTGGTATAGCAGCAACACCCAGTGCAGATAAAGCTGCTGTCATTGCACCTATGCCACCAGCAAGTGCAGTTAGTGCACCGCCCATGATTAAAGCACCGCCTCCTATTAAAGATGCAAAAAATCCCATGATGCCGCCGCTGCTGCCTTCTTCTTTAACTTTATATTCAAACTCTTTGGCAGATTTGAGACTTTTTAGTAATTTCTCGTCAATTGATAATATATTAACATCCATCACCTTGCTTGACTCAGATGCAACTTCTTGTTCATCTGAAGAAGCTTTATCAACAGGCATTAACGTTGCAACAGCACTCTTTGTAAATTGAAGTGCTTCAGCAGTAATGTTTTTAGCAGTGTTTGCTGCAGCTTTTACACCACTGGTTGTTAAGTCTGTTATGGATTTAAAAAGCTGTTCTGGCAAAGTGTTTGTTTGCTCAGCCTGAGGCTTAGTTTCTCTTAGTAATTTAGCAAATTCAGTAGAAAAAATTATTGCAATTTCCTGCTGTTTTTTTCTCTGATTATCTGTTAAACTTGGCCCCTCCTCTTGCGCAGCCTTGTTAGCTTCAGTGCCCTGTTTGACAGTTAAAATGCTTGGATTGTCTTTGTCAAGACCTTTAGCCATCCCATTTACGTCTGCTACAAATTGTTGCAGCGTAGTTGTGAGTGTATTTAAAAATTTTTGGAGATCTTCTGGAGACATCCAAATTATTTATGAAAGCATCAAATGTTTGGGAATGTTTGCAAATTTATATTAAACTGCTTGAGTGCATCAGAAAATAAATTTTGCATTTCATTTGCATAAACTAAGACAGCGTTATTAACATCAGCAGGTAAATTCTCTATAATTTTAATGTATTGCTCAATGCTATTTGAATCATTAAACTCTACTACATCTTTGTCTACTACAATGCGGTCGATGTATTTTATAATCTGCATGTTGTAAAAAGAAGTTAATGCATCAGCAGCATCTTTTGCATTCAAATCATCAGCAAATTTGCTATTCACTGTTGAGTCTTTGTGCAACAGCGGAATGCTAGCGTGCACCTCTATGCCATATTTGCTGATGGTGTTGGTGAATTTAATTAGCTTCTCATTTTGCTTTACATCATCAATTACCTGCTTGATGGCACCTGCTTCTTGTTTAGATGTTGATGCATCGTTAAGTTTTAACTGAAGTAAAATTGCATCCCTATCAACAACGTTGAGCTCTTTGTCGCTCAACTCATGGTCGTGCTTATTTTCTGCAACTATGACATTGATGACATTAAGAGCTTTGGCAGAATTGCCTTTATTTTTACTAGATATAATCCTTATAACGTCTTGCTGTTGTGCAACACTCATTGGTTTAAACTTTAATAACTTTTTGAGAGATGGGACCCAACATTCTACAAAGGTATTTTGTTTAATTTCATTAAGCTGTGAAAGAACGCTGTCAAAATTGTTGCTGCTCATATTACTTTTAGTTATTTAAATTGGATGTTGTTTTTTTCAACTGGTTGTTTTGTTCTTCAGTGTCTTCTATAAGAAACCTGGCATACATTTGTTGCTCCACTGGCGCAATTGTATTTAAAAACATTATGTCAATGTATGCCTTGCTATTCAAAGCATACATCATTTTATATGTATTGATCAAATCATCTTTGAATATAAATTTAGCAAATTCAAACAATGAATCATCAAATGGAGAAATTTTTATTTCATTTATTTGCAGTGCTTCATTGCTAGGTATGATGCAAACGCTTTGTGATGAATTAATTATGAACTCATTAATAGTGTTGTATACATCACTGTTAATTGATTCAAACAGCATTTGTCTTTGAGAAGCAGTTAAGTTAAAAACGTCAATTGCATCTGAATTTGTAGAATAAATCTGCTTTATCATACTACAATGAATATTTTGACTGCTGCTTATAAAAATATCTGAGGGGCAGTCAATTACAGCATGCATATTTGAAGAAATCTTGTGTGTCAGGGGACTACACATTTTACAAGCATTGAGCTTATCAATGACATTAATCATGCTCAATGACATTTGCACCTCATTGTTACTCATGCTAAAATTTATAGTATCACCACAGCTTATGCTGCGTAGTTTTAGCAAGCAAGCAAATTTATCAATGTTATACATGTACACTGCATCATTGCTGCAATGTTTAGTGAGCAAATATTCAAAAAACTCAGATATTTGTTCATCATCATTTTCAAACAAACATTTTTGCAACTCAATAAATTCAGCATTGTTTATTTGAGATACATGAATAGTTTTATTAGCAATTGGCAGCGTGAGTTTGCTTTTAAAAAATTTCATTGTTGCAGAATGCACCTTATGTATATTAATGTTTATACATTTCCACCTATTTCAACGCTGTATCTATCAAATATCCAGCCTACCTCGCGTGTTTCTGGTGTTCCGGAATCCTCATTATAAGTATAAGCAGTTGCATCAACTTCTATGGGCATTGCATTATAAAACCTATAAATTTTTCTTTGTATGGGTGTAGAAGTATTGTAGCGTGCAAATGAAATGAGTGTAATATTTGTCTTTAAGTAGGGGAAATTATTAGTTGATCCATCTGGTTTATAAGCAAAGGAGCCATAAAATCCACCTAATATGATCCATGGTCTAATTACTGCTTCTATAAAGTCGGAATTTGTTTCTTTAAAACTTGTTACTAACCTATTAAAATCTTTTCTTCTGCTCACCGTGGGTGCAGCAATAAATCCACCTTCGCCTCCTATTGCAGGGCGCCTCTCACTGCTACCATCACCTATTACTGTGACTTTGTCTATAAAAAAACACCCAATATCTCCGTTTTGAATGTCTTGACTGCGCAGAGCTTCTTGTGCACCCTGATCAATGATCCACCTGCTTTCATAACTAGTAATTTGCTGCAGTAAATCTACACCAGGTATGCTGTCGATGGAAAAAAGCCACTGCGACTTAAGAGCAAGATTGTATGCCCATTTGTCATATTGACTTAAATAATGTGAAATAGATGGTGTGCTCACCTATCTATTTATTATGTTGGTCGACCTTCTTCAAAGAAATGATAAGCAATGCCAACTTCAAATTCAGCGGTTTGACCTGTGCCATCTGATATGTTGTAGTTAATGGATCCCACTTCACGAATACTTGCACCCAATAAAGTAAATTTTGTAACTGGCTCCATTTGCTTGTCAAGCTGCATCAAAGTTATAATGCTTCCTCTGCCAGCAATATTGTAATCCCCAGTACTTACACTCTCATCAAATACACGACGGGACTCAGCAAGAAATTTATTTCTAAGCGCAGATGCTGCATCGCAATAAAATTTAATTCTAAAATTATCTGATCCTGGGTATAATACAACACCTGGCAAATTAAACTGCAGGCCCATGTACTTGGTAGGTACATTAGTAATTTGCCTTGAAGGCAGGGTAGCTGTCTTTGCGTAAATTAACTCAGTATCATTAAAAGTAGAATCTGCGCCAGCAGCAAATGAAATACCTGCTACTCTAAAAAGAAAATCGCGGGAGAATTCTCTTGCAAGAGCGCGATCGTAAAAATTTGCAATGGTTTGATTGTTTTGTGCCATACTATTATTTATTCAATACAGATGCAAATAGTTGATTTATTTTGTTGCTTGCTTAGCAATATTTTGGGCATTGCGATACATTCTCATGGCAACACCCTTGTCATGTGCATTGGGCTTGCTAGCAGCAATGTAGTCTTCATTATCAAGATATTCTTTTGCTGCTTGTTTGTATAGACCTTTGTTAATCAATTCAATTGTTTTTGGTGAGCCAGACAAATCACCTCTAAAAATACCATTGAGAATAGTAATTTTAAAATTATCACTGTATTCTTTAAACTTAGCAAATAAACGCTGAGCTATTTGCACTTTGCTGTTGATATCTGCATCAAGCAAGTCATTTATTTCTTTGTCTGACAATGTTTTGCCTTTATACTTTTTTAATTCGCTTTTTGATTTAATCAAATGCCCATATCCAATGGTCCATTTGCCTTTGGTATCTTTGTATAGTCGTGATTTTTTTCCTTCATCTTGTTTGAGCATTTGTCTTGCTTTGTTGTAAAACTCTTGACTCAATTGTTTGTTGGCTGCATTAGGAACCTGTTGTTTTTTTGCAGCTGCATCAGCATAGGATTGTTTTTCTTTTGCTGTAGGTGGCTTCGGCTTATAATTTTTCCAAGCAGCATTAATTTTAGATGCAATGTTTTGCACCTTTGGAGCATTTTGTTGCTGCACAGCACTGTTCTCAATTTGCTCCACCTGTTCAGGCGTTTTTTGCTGTAGGATCTGCTCAACTTTTTGTTTAATTTCATTCAATTTGGGTACAATGTAACCTACATCAACGATGCCAAGCATCAATGCAGTAGCAATCAAAGCTTTTGGCGAATTAATGATGTTTTTTATTGATTCACTTACAAGTTGTTGTGAGTATGCTTCATTGAATGGGGACTTCATCTTGTTATTTATGGCAAATGCTTTTCTGTGATGATGAGAAACTCATAACCAATGCTTTGTGCATACTTTTTTGCAGCTTCCCACTTGCTATTGTTAATGAGCCATGTTGCATTCTCATACAAAATGGTTGATTCCTTTTTGTTGCCATGTTTTGAGGGTGGCTTTGTTTGACATTCAGGCTTTATTTCAACCAAATATTTTTTTATTGCATCACCTTCTTTAATTACAACAACATTGTCAATGAAATACCTATGCATTTTACGATCAATGGGGCTCATGTATGGAACAACAACAGACTCACTACTCCATTTGAGTACATTGGGATTTTTATCACACCACCTCATGAATCGCAACTCCATGCCTGATCTATAAAAAGGCATGCCATTGCCAATGTACTTTTGTGCATTAACAGGTTTGTAGAAATTTTGCTTGTATTGTTGCTTGGCCTTCATTGTGTGTATTTATATACTCAAATACCATGTGTCCGCAGTCCCAGATTCTTCTCCAACCCCGCTGCATCATAATCTGCAATTCAGTTAATTTAGCATCATAACCCTGTTTTACAAGTTTATGTTTTTGGAAATTAGATCTGTGCATCACTGTTTTTGTATCAGTGTACCAATAAGCAGCATTTGTCGTCTTAATATGTTTAAATCCTAATGTGGTGTAAAACGAACCATCTTTGCAGTATCTTAAATCAGCATATGTTGTTACTTTTTCAACATTGTAATTTCTTAAAAAATGTTTGAACAGTTTAGATGCTCCACCAATTACAATTGTGTTGAGTTTGCAGCAAAATCTTATGAGCTCAAATGTTTTATTTCTTGTTATTTTGCGGTTACCAAACGTCATCATTGCAACCATTTCTCCGTTATGCATTAAAGCTAGGGCAATCTGCGAATTATCATTGCCTTGAATGTGATTTGCATTTAAAAAATCTTTTTTTTGCATTTTTGTTGCTATTATTACTTTGCAGTTGCGTGCATATATTCTACTCTGCAATGCATTTAATCTACTTCGCAACATTGACTTAACAATTTCTTGCTTGTTTACCCATTCATTTTCAAAAATTTGAACTAAGTGTATATTATTTTGCATGCATAGCTTGCGCTTATTCAAATGCTTACATTTATTGTGTTGCTCCTCGTCAATGTTGTTGGGAAAATTGGAACCAAAGCTATGCCACAACAACCCATGAAATTCAATGCCCACATTTTTTTGTGGTATAAACACATCAATTTCTAATTTCTTGCTACTTGTTAAACCTTTGTAAGAATTGACAACTTCTAAACTACAATCTTGCTGCAAAAAGTTCGCTACTTCTATTTCCAGCCTTGATGTACCTGTAGCTACATTGTTGCATTTAGCACAAAAAACATCTTTCCAACGAGCATTTGTTAAGCGACGAAGCAGTATTGATCCACAGGCATTACATTTGAGGTGATACTCCTGTTGCTGATGGCTATTTACATCATTTAAAACAGAAAAATTTTGTTGCTCAACAGCATTTTTTATAATTTTTAATTTTGCTTTGTTTTTGTGCTGTTGTGAGCTTGAAGCATTATATCCCCTCAAAAAATTACAGTACTTTGCTTTTATGCTTGCATCATAACAACAAACAGCTGGTTGAGTGTTGTGATATAGCAAGTAGAAGCGTTCACTCCAATTAATGCTATCAATGTCTTCGTATAAAAGGTGGTGCTGTGTGTGTTGTAGTATGCTGCAGCAGACATCAACATTTTCTTTTAATATAGCAGTGTTAATAAACGCATGCAGTCTTCCATAATTTGTCTTTGTTAATCTATCCTGTATAAATTCAAAACACTCACCACGCTGCTTCAATATATATTCTTTGTTTTTGTAGATGTTAATGAAGTTTTGTTTGATACTATTTTTGGAAGCTTTTAGTTTTGCTGATAATTTATGTGCGTCAACTGTTTTTAGTCTTGCCCCATTTTGCTTGCCTGATGCAATTGCAAATCTGTGCTTATTATTTAGCCATGACAGCGGCAGATTTGTTATTGGACAAATGGGTTGTTGTGTGATGTTGTTGGTGATGCAATATATGCGCGCAGCAATGCAGGCTCTATCATCTAAAAATTTTGTTGCTTTGATTATATCATTATATAGTTGTGATTTTTTGAACCACTCCTGCCTTATTACAGCAGCATTTAATTTACCACTTTTGTTGTAGAGCTGTGTCTTAATTTCGTCACATATTTGCATATTACTATTTATCACATATTATAAAGAAATCATAACGAAAGCAAAAAAAAAAGGGGGAGTAGCGTTGCGCTACTCCCCTTTTTAAGTAGCTTATCGCAATATTTCTTGGAAATTAGCACTAGTGCGCGTAGCATGGAAGTTTACCAAGATAAACTCTGCGGTGCGCACTGGCTTGATATATATATCAACAACCAATTCATTTGCATCAATGACAGAGGGCGGATTATTACGGTCATCGCAAATCAACAAGTAATCATAAATGCCTTGATTAATAGTATTAGCTTTTGCAGCTTCAAATATTGGTGTCAAATCATCCACAACGCGGGTGCGTGTGTACAATGAATTTGGCTCAAACACATAGTAGCGTGCAATTGCTTTGGTTTGCTTCTCAAGCAAGATGAACAATCTGCGAACATTCACTCGATCAAAAGCACTTGGAGTGCGTTGCATGGTCTTTTGACCATAAAGTACAATGCCTTCTCTTACAAATTGCGCAATTGGATTGAGATTAAATTTATACAAGTCATCACGCTGCTTTTGATTAGGCGCAATTGCAATGTCGTCAACGCCTTGCACCAAACCACGAGTGAAACCAGCAGGTGCAGACCAATATGCAAAGTTTCTATCAGAACGTGCATAATCTGCTGCTACAATGCCAGAGAATGGCACCCACACATTGGTTTGCGAATAAGCATCATTAACACGAGCCCAGTTTGCATATGCTGCAGCATAGCTTGTGTTTGCAAGCTCAAATTGGTGGCGCAGTGGCGAGAACACGTGCTCTGACCAGCTCTTAGTTGAATCACTGAGTGTTTTGGTGTTGTTGCCAGTTACAAGAATGTGGCGAATTGGATCAGCAATGAAGATGTGATCCATTCTATTTTTTGCAAATTCAGCAAACAAGCTAAACACTGTGTTGTAGTTGCCTCTCAAGTCATATTTAGAATCACTTGGTGCTGTGTAGTTGAGAGTAGTTTGGAGATATCCAAGAGCTGTACTCAAATTGCTGTTCATGAGTGTATCATCATAATATGCAACTCCTGCTGCGCACAATGTAGCGTAAATTGTACCTAATCCTGCTTCAACAGTAATATCAAGATCATACAACTCATCATTTTCAACCAATTCAAGTGCACGTGTTATTTTGCCAGGAATGCTGCCAATGGCTTTGGTTGTTGGTGTTGGATCAATGTATGCACCAACTGCCATGAGTATATCTGCTGTGCCGCTGAAGTTTGCATTGAGGGCTGTTTGTGCAGCAGCATATGCGCCATTGTTGAGACCAATTGTACCAGAGATTTGCTGAAACGTGGCAAGTGTGCTCAATTGTTTGGAAAGCTCATTTGTAAGCAATCTGATGCTCTTGGAAGGAATGCCATTTGCATCAAGCCATGTTGATGTGGTGCGATTAGAGATGTAATCATTCACCATCACTTTGATGTTGCGTGATGAATTTTCTACTTCGGTATCAATGAATGCAGAAACAATTGGACCACCATTTTCGGGAGTGCGTTGACGATAGAAATCTACACTGCTTGCGTATCTTTCTTCAAGAACATAATCAAGCATTGTTGTTTCTGGTGAGTAAATGCTTTGACGAAGCTTGAATACACCAAGTGTGAGATAATCATTGAACTGATTAGTGCCAATGTTGAATGATGCAGCATTTTCAAGCGCCTGAGAAAGTGTTCCATTGGATGCTGCTGTTCCAGACAGTGCAAAGTTGAGTCTTGCAAGAGGAATTGTGGTTAATGCATCTGCTGTTCCAGCTGTTCCTGCTGTGTTGACTGTAGCAGCAGTAACGATACCATCAAAATCAGTGGCTGGATTCGCATTGGAGTTGTCAATGACACCAACATAATAGCCTTCATATCTATCATTGATGGTGGTTTGAGCATCATTGAAAATAACGATGCCAGCTTTGCCGAAATCACCGATGCCATTGATGCTGGTTGCTACACCAGCACTAGTTGTTGTAGTATCTGACCAGGTGAATGCCTCACCATTGATGCATGAAAGATATTGTGCTTTGGTGAGTGTAAAATGCTTTGGCTTGCCAAGAACATATGCGTCAACACCAGATGCAGCAAGTGTATTTACAATGCCGCCTGTGCCAGAGATTGCATTCACTGCTGAAGTAGTAGCAGCAATGGTTACAGGATTACCAGATACAGCAACCACAGGATAAACAACTGCGCTGTATTGAGAACCAAAACCATCACCATTGCCAGCACCATATGGCAGGCGGTTTACTAAAATGCTTGCACCTGTTCCAATGAGTGGTTTTACAGAATAGTAAAAATAACGCTCTGCAGCATTGGTTGGTGTGCCGTAAATTTGTTCAAATTCAGAAAGTGAAGAGATGGAGATTACTTCATCAGTTGGACCTTTGCTGGCAAAGCCAGTGATGAATACATCAGTTCCAAAGACATTTGCCTGAATTGCTGATTGATCGATTTCATTGATTTGTACCCCGGGGGAGTTGATAATTCTTGATGCCATGCTAGTATTTATGGAAAAACCAACACCATTTTTATACTAGCGTGCATGTTATATTGGAAAAAACGAATTCAAATGAGCTAGTTATTTCTTTGCTGTCTTGATAATTCCAATTTATGCTGCCTAATTTTGTTGGAAATGCATTGTAATAATTAAATTTTACAATGTTGTTGTTGAATTCATCTCTTGCATACAATGTGAAAATTGTTGCATATTCATCCAGCACAGCACCATCTTTGGCCAGATTTCTTGCATTGATAATTTCGCCGGTGGCACCTTCTTTTTCATCTCTCATGGCATTAAGCCATTGATAAATCACCCAATAATTTGAAAATTGATTATCAATGGTGAAATTTAATGTTGATGCTGGAAAAGAAGATCTGTTGTGTGAAGATACATAAATTGTGCTACCTGCATAGCGCGTTTCAATGGCCGGCACTGTAATTTCAGGCACAACAACACCAAAAACAGAAAACTGCATGGATTCCAGGTTGATGGTGCGATTGTTGCGATTAAACTTATCATTGATGCTTTTTAGAGCAGGTGGCAAATTCAACACCATGGTGAATTTGTCAATGCGTGATTTGTTGAGAGGGGCTTGTTTGTTATCAATGCTCATGTTGCTATTTATAAGAATTTCCATCCTTGCAGTTCCATATCAGCCAAATCATCATCTTTGCTTGTTGTGGCACCAAACGCAATGGGCAGCGTTGCTGAATCTCTGTAACGCTCTGCTGTCATCATTTCAAGCCATGCCCCCGGTGAATTTATGAGGCGGTCTTTTTTTGTAAAGTATGTAAGGCCAAAATCCATGGGTTTGAGCTTGCTAGGCTTGCCATTATCATCCGTTTCTTCCACCTCAAAGTATTGATTGCATATGCCAAATTGCTTGTCATTGTCCAAAATTACCAATGCCCACACCAATGCCATGACACAGTCATCTGTACCATTGCCACGAGCACTCCATGTGCCATTGGGTTTGCGTACAAAATCTTTGAGTTCTATGAGTGTGCTCATGTCATTGAATTTAACACATTTGAGAACATTCACCCAATATCTCATGTTGAGTACACCGCGTTGTTTAGTATTAGTATGCGCAATTACACCCAAGAACTCCTTTTTGCGGCCTGCTAATTCAGCACCATAACTCACAATGTTTTCATAATTGTGGTTGGCTCTCAAATTTTCCACTACTATTTGGCCGCAACTGTTGCGTTCAATTAATACAAGTGGTTTGCCCCATTGTGTCAATACTTCATTTAACTTGACAGTAAACTGAGCTGGTGCAATTGCATTGTCTCTGTAAATGGCTACTTGTTCAATGTTGGTCAAATCAGTTACATCCAAAATTTGTATCACTGAATAATTTTGTCCCACACCTTCTGCCACATCAACACCAGCTATGTATATGCGATCTTCTTCTGGGCTTCTCCAAATCTTGTATGATTCACCATCCAGCATAATTTCTGGATCGCTGCAATATTTTTTGAGTTTTTCAAAAGTTTCAATGTCAATGGATGATTCACCTTTGTGATGAAACACGCATTCATATTCTTGCAAAAAGGCCTCAATGCTGCCAATTTGTTTGATTTGACTTTGTTTCCACTTTTCATCTCGACCTGGCACAGCATCCCATTTGATGGTCATGGTGCTGAAGTCATTTTGGCTTTTTATTGCTCCATCATACAGTTGATAGAACAAATTGTCTGTTCCATTGGGAGTAGATGCAATCAATACTTTGGATGTTTTGGAGCGAGAAATTGTGGGCCACACAGAACGCCAAAAATCTTCCATGATGGACGGAGGATCAATGAAAGCCAACTCATCCAGCAGCAAAACGTTGAGGGATTGACCACGAGCAGCAGATCCTGTGGTGGTAGAAATACCAACACGAGATCCATTGTCAAGTGTCATGCTTGTTTTGCCATACTCTTGCACACCAGGCTTGAGCCAGTTGGGCAATTGCTCATATGCAAGTCGCACTCTTCTGAATATTTCAATGGCTGTGCTTTCCTTGTTTGCAACAATGAGAATGTTTTGATCTTGATTGAAGCATGCTACCCACAAAGCATAAATGCATAACAATGTTGTTTTGCCGAGCTGTCTAGATGTCAGCAGAATATTGTAGCGATTGTCTCGCAGCATTCTTAGTGCATCTTTTTGGTATTTGTACAACTCAATTATGACACGCCCCTTGTCTGGATCAATGATGTAAAAATAATTTTCAGCAAAAAACAATAAATTCTGTGCGCACTTTTTTAAATCACGCACCATTTGCGGTGTATATTCATATTCTGCTGTGCTGGTGGGCAGATTTGGGTTGTTGAGATAAAACTCTCTACTTTTTGATGGCATGCATGTTTATTTACATGATGCACATAAATAATCGCATGCAACACAAAAAAGCTAAAAAGCCTATGATGGGTAACAAGCGCGGCAAAGGTGCACAAAATTTGCCACTCATGAAATCAAAAAAACCACTTGCCTCAACAGAAGCAATGGCATTTGACAAGCGCGGGGGTCCTGAACATGTGCAAGGCCTGAACAAAGCAATTGAGCCAACCAGCAAAAAAAATCTTTATTCTCCTGAAAAATTTTCTTTAGGAGTTGAAAAAGCTAATATCACAGCACTAAATAGAAGTATGACTAACAAATCTGCTTTTGATACTCTTTACGAAGAAGTTATGGACAATCCCGCTGATCTCGGCGCCGAACATGAAGATCTTGATGCTCTTGATGTTGATACAGACTCACCTGATGATGACATGGGTGGAGACGAAATTACCATCACATTGTCACGCGAACTTGCTCAACAACTTCATGATGCCATCATGGGTCAACTTGAGAGTGGCATGGAAGATGAAATGTCAGATGAAGAACTTGGTGCAGAAGATCTTGGCGCAGACATGGGCGATGAAGGTGATGATGAAGATACATTCCCTGAAAGTGTAACTGTTGAGCCAGAACCAAAGCCACTTGGCAACAGAGGCGATAAGCTCATGAGCAAAGGCAGCATGAAGGCTGGTGGCACAGTAACTGGCAAATCTGGTGGCAAGCCTGCTACAACTGGAGCCAAAATTACTCTTCAGTCAGAGCCTAAAGAACTCAAGCACACAGTCAATGACGGCAAAGGCGGCAAAATGAAAGTCGGCAATTTGCAGCAAGGCAAGAGCCTTTTTGATTGATCGATTAAACTATAAACACAAAAAAGCGGAGATTTATCTCCGCTTTTTTTTGTGCTTTTTTAAATTGATAATGTTGAGCTGCTGTAATAATCATCCTCTGATGGAAGACTGCGCAGAAAATTATTGGCTACATCAACAGCGTTGATTTCGCTGATCAAATACAGAGGAGATTTAAAATGCTCTTCGTAATTAATTTTGCCGCCACCAATTACATTGCTAGCAGCACATTCTACATCATACAAATTATATGTTTTGGTATCATCCTGAATATGCTGCCAATTCTTAAACTCATTTACAAGATTAAGAGCATAAAATGTTGCTATTCGCTTGTTGATATCAGCAGATCTTGGTGACATTTGCATCATGAGATCACTCTTAACTACTGTTGCATCTTGACGCTCTGGCCAATTGATGCTATCTACTACTCTCCAAAATTCGTTGATCTGATCTTTGGAGAAACGACTTGCGGCGCTACTATGTATTTGCATTTTGTATTTGTGTTTTTCTTAGTTGAAAGAGTTTTTCAATGGTATCTTTGCAGTAAATGATGGGAATTTCTTTCCAATATTTAGTATTGTTGTAAGTATTTGTTGTCAAATATAGAATCTTCATACCCTTGCAATGCTTGCCTGTTGCTTGCTGCATCATGTATGCATAAGTGGACAATTGCAATGTGTAGATGTTGTATTCACAATAATCTAGGAAGTTGAGAGGTTCAAGTAATTTTTCACCAAAATCATTGCTAAACTTAAACTTTTTGTTGGTTTTAAAATCCATCACAAAAAATTCTGCATCATTTTCAAGAATTAGATCTGCTGTGCCTGCAATGCGAGCACCATCATTCCAGAGCAAACATTCTGCTTTCTTTTGCTTGCATTTGAAACCTTCACTTGCTCTATTGAGACTCTTGATGAGGTCATTATATTCTTCAGCCACTTCACCATATTTGATGTAATCTTCCATGGCTTTGTGATAATTTTTACCTTTTTCTTGTGCTTCAACTGTTATGGTCTTCCACAAGTTTTTGATGGCCTCTGGCGTGGTATCGTTCTTTTCAGCAACTCTTGCTGCATGTGCATCAGTATCAAATGGCTTTTTGAAAGTATTTAAAAGAGTAGTTACACTGATGTATTCTACATCAAATGCATTGTAGTATTTGTGATTGACCTCGTCAAATTTGATCATTTATAAATGTAAATGATGATTTTTAAAAATCAAGACTGATCGTAACCATATTCTCCATAAACACCAGTATTAACAGCTCTTTGATCATAAACTTTGTTGATGCTGTCTGTGCTTGCATCACCAGGATATGATTTTGGTTGAGATTGTTGCTGCATTCCTCCAGACAGTATGCCATTGAATGCATTGTCAAACACCTGAGCAGAACCTTTTTCACCAGAAAGACCAGGTTCAAAGCTGTAATCAAGGCGACGTGCACGAATTTTCCACAAATAGTGGCCGCCCAACATGTTGATGCCTTCACTCACGCTTTGATCCAAACGCTCTGTTATTTCAAAGAACTTGCCATTGCGATCTCCAGGGCGTGTTGATCCATATTGAGTGAGTTGAAACACATCACCAGCTTTGGGTTCAACAGCTTGACTGAGTGCAGGGTATACAGACAATGGTGAGAACGTTGCATAATAAGAACTAATGTGTATAAATGCAGTGATGTTGTCATCTCCATCAAAACCAAAACGTTTGAGCACTGTATTGTCCTCAGTCAATTGAATGTACATCAAGATGTTGGTTGGACCAAAGAATATGCTGGTTGGATCTTCACCATAAATGTTGTCTGCATTGGAAACATTGTAGGTGTTTACATAATATGCAACTGTGCTGCCATATCTATTGATGATTTCCTGCACGCTACTGGAGATCAATTGTTGCTCACCACTGTTGAGAGCACTTTCATTGACATTTACTTGACATTGCAAATTGCCATTGTTGGCACCTGTATAAAAAACATTGCCACAGGTGTTTGGTGTGGGATATGTTCTGACTTGGTAATATGAATTCATTGAATTGGCTTGTAATGCATGATCTTATACACTGGCTTGCCAGTTGCATCCATGTTTCTTACTACTGCTGCATTTATTTTTGAGTTGATTTGCAGCGGCTGATTGTCCTGCATGTTGTTCAAGTCAATGCCATGTGTGTTTTGAATCTCTTGCAAATCTGCATCACCAAGAACTTCTTGCATTGATGGGTTTTGAGTCACCTTGTCAATTTTATTCTTGGTCATTGATTGGGTGTTGATGTTGCTTTGAGCAACAGTATTGGTGGCGCCTGGATTATTCTTTGTTCCAGTGCGCAAACCTGTTGCATTTGCACCACCTGCAACGCGATTGTCTCTAATATTTGAAGACTTGTTGTAGCCAGGTCCATTGGCAAGCTTGATTGCATTTGGATCTGCAGCAGTGTTTTCAAAAAAAGTCTCAAATGTAACAAATGGCATTGAGGTAAGGATATTCATTGTTAAATATTTATGCGTGTTGTGCAAAAGCTATGAGAATATTTAAATTTTATCCCATTGGTCAGGCTAAAAAAGCATTTGCAGCATGGAATTTTGACTGCAATGCTTTTAGTACAGCATTTACAAGCTTTTACAATCATCATTTTTTTGATGATGTTGAATCAATTAGACATTACAACATTGGATTGCGCATTGATAACAAGGATGAAGAGGCGTTTGGGTTGTATGAACTTGGTGGCAGCATATTTTTATGCAATCAAAACATGAGTATTTTGCCAGAAAAACAATTTGAAATACAATTGTTTAAAACACTTTTGCATGAAATCATGCATTGGTTACAATACACTTTTTACAAGTGGTCTGATGAAGAAATAGTCAAAGGTGAAGAGGATCAAAAATGTGCAGCAGAACTCATGTGCAGAAAATTTGAAAAACAGTCCCGACATGTTTTAAAAATATACAGAGCTTTGCTGCGTGTAAAGAAACATGAGTACAGATGTTAAATACAGTTATGAAATTTAATGAAATTGTGGAGTTCTTTCTTGAAAAGAACAGCAGCAAGCACAAACGCAAAAGAAAAAAGGCGAAAGATGAAAATGTTGAGCAATTTGATCATGCTGTAACATTGGAGCATGCACACAAACAAAAGAGAAGCACCTAAATAACAACAATGGCAAGCAATGTTTTTAGTGTTGGTACTACCAATGTACGTTTTTCAATAACAAATTCAAATGTGGATCTGACTGATTCACAAGATAATTTCCAGCCATTTTCATTTTTTGAGTATTTAAAAAATACTCAACAGCTCAACACACCAGAGCTGTTTACGCAAGGATACAATGACTACTTGCATGTTTGGTATTCAACCAAGAATGTGGAACAAACAGTGCAGCGTGATGAAATTCGTCAACGCTACATCGATTTGCTCAAAGACATTGCTTACAACTACACCACATCAGAAGAAAAGCGATTCTTGGCCAACTTGGATTATGATGATGCATCAGATTTATCCATAGCAATTCCTTTTTACGCTCAGAAGCTCAAAGAAATTTGCTTGTTTTATGCTAACAAGCGTGAGTCATTCAAGTTCAGAATTGAAGAAGTAAAAATCAAAGGATCAACACTTTCCATTGAAAAAGCTATTTTCAAAAGCATCATTGATTATCTCTCAACAGATGATGCAATTGCAGCAGCCACAGTAACTGCTGTAGCAAGTGATTTGCAAATCAACATTACAGAATATGTTGATGCTTACAGTTCTTATTTCGATTTAGATCCAGATGCAACAGCAAGTGATTTGCAAATCACAAATGAACTGCGCACCAAATATCTAACAAGCAACACCAATGCTATATCTGCAAATTTATTTTTGAATTTGCGGGATACAATAGCAAATGAAGTGCTCAATACGCCCATTTATTTGAAAGAAATTGGACAGGGGTTGCTGATAAATCCGCGACTTCTTATTCAACAAGCATTGAAGCAGACAGCTTGTGAGCAGACATTGGCACAATTGCTCAACACTTCTGTTGATGCACTATCAAGTTCATATAATCTCAAACGCAAACTCATAGAAAAGTACATTGGAACAGATTTTTATTATTTGTCAACCAATTCACTCACAAATTTTGTTTCTGGTGAACTATTCAAAGCTGCCAATGCAAGTGGAAATTTAATAAACAAGCGCTTTGCCACCACTGCTTCTGTTGCTGAAGATGATTTAATATCACTGCAACAACTGGGCTTGTTCTTCAAGCCAGACAAAATGGGTGTTGTGCAGTTTGCAGCTCCAAGCAAGCGATTCTATGTAGATGCAACCAAGCTTGAAGCAAATAAAATTTATATTTTTCCAGACCCACAAGTGTATGGCAATGTGGATAATTTTCTTTACAGCAATTTAGATTATCCTTTGCTGTATGTAATTGACAATTCTACACATGTCAAAGGTTTGGATCAAGGAGCTGCTCAAGGCAAAATCAAGAGCAGTGAATACTTGCAAAACTTTTATGCATACTTTTCTGAACCAGTTTACATCAATTCCAGCAACATAAATGTTTCATCATTTGATGCAAACATGTTGAGAGTTTTCAACCAAGGCTCGTTTGCTTCATATGCACAGGATGTATATGGCAATGAATATGGTGTTATAAAGAAAGTAGACAGATACAATGAGCAACAGACAAATGAAACAAATGCTTTGGGTCAATGCATAACAATTGATGGCTATGCATTTTATGATGATGAAGTGGGATATGCTTTCAATTATGCACTCACTGGCATAAACTTTGATGGATCCATACGCACTGGGTTGACAGCACAAACAGTTGATAGATTCCCACCGGCAGGTGGCAGCTTTTCAACAGGCTATACTGCGCCAAGTGCAGGCATGTTCTATTTGTCAGGTGACAAGTATACATTATATTTCAGAGAATTTTCACCATTCATTGATTGCAACACAACAGACAACATCACTTGTGCAATAAGAGATGGTGGCTTCTTTGCACCATCAGATGATGAAACGTATCCAGATGTTTCATCAGATTCAATTGCATGGAGCACCAACTCCCGTGTTTACTACTCTACATTGTGTGATGCTGGCATTAGTGCAACCAACTCAATGACACCGGGTCTAACTTCTGCAACATTGACTGCAACCATTATAGCACCAGCATTATTGAGCCCGCTTTATGAATCTTTTGATTGCAGATTATTCCCCAATGATGCATGTGAATTAAATACAGATTACAATTATGCTGGCTTGACCATTTCTTATTTGAATGATGTCAATCCAGAATGCATCTCACAGTTGCAAGCAGTGCAGCAGCTTGGTGATGAGACACTCAATGACGTCAACAGCATGGCTGGTGTGTTGTTGGTAAAAAATATTGCAACAAATCAAATGTATCCATTGTCATCTGCATTGTCAGCGACATTTTCAAAATACAATGATGTTGTGAAACAAGAATTGTACAACAACAGAGTTCAGCACATAAACATTTATTATGATTCCATTGCAGTAAGAACAGACAATTATTTGATTTTTGATAAAATCAAAGTTGCCAATGATGGTACTTTTGAAAAACCAGGCACAGCAAACAATTACATTGCCATTGGCATGGATGAATATTCATCATTATCAAATACATTTTATCTTGAAAAAACAAATGAAGCTTGGGTGTGCAAAACTACATTATTGAATGTTGCATCTGGTGGCAATGAAAAAATCATCTATCCACAAATTTACAAATACTCTGTGGATGATAATAAACTGCAAAGAAAATATCCAGGATTGTTTGTCACAAACCAAACATTGAGTGGTTTGTTTGCAAATGCTCTTTCATCAATCAACATTATAAAAGCAATGGATGCAACATTAACATATGCTGCATTCAATGACAAGTTTAATTTAACATGGACTGTTGTTGATTTAAATGGCTTGAGCTATTTGTTTAGCACTTGGTTCAACTACAAAGATGATGCAATTATTTTTGACGCAGATCAAATAGCAGTTTATAAAACATCTACACAAGCGAATACATTAAATTTCTACTACAATATAAATGAGCTTACCAACGTTGATGTAGCTTCAGCTGCCAATGCATCTTTTGCATCACAAAACAACATACTATATTTCAACTAATGAGCACAACTACAGTTTACTTAACAGGCAACGCATTATCTGCAGATTATGTTAATTTTTATGGTCCTTTTTTGATCAAGGGCACATCAACTGTTGGCTTCAATTTGTATGGCGTCAATGAAGAAACAAATCCAGTTGCAAATATTCATGGTTATTTTGGTGATGGTACTGAATATCAAGATGTTTTAAACTTGCACATTGATTTGTCTTCTTTGGATACCATTGAGATTGCTGAATCTGGAAAAATTCGCTGCATCGCGCAAAATTTTGAGCACATTTATGAAAAAAATCAAACCACATTTGTGGAATATTTGACTGCTTCATTTGCGCTTACATACACATCTCAACGACGCGGCATACACAATGTTGGGCTAATTCATGTAAAAAATTCATATTATGATGATGTTAAGCAGATACATTTAAATGCAACGCAAATGCTGCCTATTTCTTCAAATGATTTGGTAGCTGTTGCTTCAGATGATTCTGGCAATGTGTTTCACATGTACATCAGCAGAACACAGCTAGAATCAGCTGATGTTACTCTAACTACCCCTGCAACAGGCGTATTCTTGGGCCCACGCACCATAAAAAACTGCTATATACTTCAAGCACAGCAAGGTGGTGTTATTGTTCCTTTACTGTCTACATAAATAACACATATGCCTGATATTAAATTATCCATTGATGATCTCCCACCAGCAACAACTGTATACAATGCAGATGTTTTTGTCATTGATCAGTTGGGAAGCGATGGGTATTCAAAAAAGCTTACCTATCAAATTTTAAAGAATACTTTGGCAACTGATGCATTTGTATTGCGTGCTGGTGATACAATGACTGGTGCATTAATTTTAAATACAAGTACACCATCCTTGTCACTTCAAGCTGCTCCAAAAGCATATGTTGATACATTCCTATCAAAAGCTGGTGGCACAATGACGGGTAATTTAATTCTTAATACAAATGCACCAACAAATGCTCTTCAAGCAACTTCAAGAGCATATGTACAAAATAATTTCCTGCCCATCAGCGGCATAGGCACTGGTGAGCAAAACACTGGCATGACAGGTTTCTTGACTCTTTGTGCTCATCCAATTAGTGCGTTTCATGCTGCAACTAAATTTTATGTAGATACTCTCAACCGTCCTGGTGATGGCTCCCCAGTTGGCAGCATTGTTTATTTTGCTGCAAGTGCAGCACCAGTAGGCTGGTTTGAATGCAATGGTGCGGTGCTGGATAAAACAATTTATGTTGATTTGTTCAATGTAATTGGTTATTCTTTTGGTGGCTCTGGCAACCAATTCTTATTGCCTGATTTGCGTGGTGAATTTCTTCGCGGCTGGGACAATGGAAGAGGTGTTGATTCGGGCCGTGCATTTGGTAGTGCGCAAACTGACATCATAAAAAATCATACACACCCCTTCCCTGTTGATCTACCACTTGCATATGGTGGTACATTTGTGGGTACGTGCCAAAGAGGTGACACTGCTCCTGGGCCTGGTGTAAATGCAACATCAGCTCAAACAGGTGGTGGTACTGAAACACGACCACGCAACGTTGCATTCTTGCCTTGCATAAAATATGCAACTGATGCAGCAGTAAATTACCTTGGATTGAGTGCACAGGCTTTATTAAATTATGTTAATAGCCTGAGTCCAAAGTCAGTTGCAAAAGCATGGGTTACTTTTGATGGTACACTTGCCAGCCCGAGTGTAGTGGGTGCAAATTATAATGTATCAACCATAACTAAGAATAGCACAGGGGTATATACTATTACATTTACAACACCAATGGTAGATTTAAATTATTCTATAGTTAGCACAGCAAAAACTACTTTACCTCTCGTGGGTACATTTGGTACAGGTGAAAATACAAGAACGGTAAACAACGTTCAAATAACAACAGGTACTTTTAGTACATTATATGATTCACCGGTTGTTAATGTAGTGGTTTTTGGTAATTAAATATTATGGTAATATTACACGCACAACAAGATAATAAATTAGCAGTAACCGTTCCATGCATTAGTTTGGAATTAGCAATCGCAGCGCTATCAACTAATATATTTAAGGTTGTTGAAACCATTGATATCAACAATGATTTTTTTGATGCATATGAGTTTGATCAAGATAAAGGAGCTGTATTAAACATTGAAAGAGCTAAAGAGATTAAACGCAATCAATTTAGACAAGCTCGCAAACCATTGCTTGAGCAATTGGATGTTGAATATATGCGCGCAGTTGAAGCATCTAATGATGATAAAAAGAAAATCATTGTTGCTAAAAAACAGGATTTACGGGATGTTACTAGCATTGAATTGCCTGATGATGTTGATGAATTAGCCAAATTCTGGCCTGATGTATTGAAAAGTGCTTAAATATAAGCATGCAGGTTTATAATTTTGCAACACATACCCGCAGCTTGAGCTGCACATACCAAACTGATGTAAATTTTTCCCTCAAAGGCAGCAAAAATACAAATCAGCAAGGCATCAACATCTTTCAACATGACGCATTAAAAAACGCAAGAGATGCTCGCATCAACAATTATAGCTCTCTAGTTTTAAGCAATGATGTGCTTGCATCAGATTCATTTGAATTGCAATCCATTGAAACGCCAGTAAAGCGCATTTTATCAACATATTTGGCTGTTTCCATCACCAATGAATTGAATGAAAAGACACGCTATTTGTATTTCAACAATGAAAGAGAAACAACTTCTGACAAGTTTAATGAATATACCTCTCATCAAATGCTGCCGCTGGCAGACATAGTTGAGGAATCACAGCGCTTTTTCAATGTTGAGCTCATTAATGATCAATTTGCTCGCATCAATTACAAATACGATAACAGAAATTATTATTTAGCAGCAAATACAAATCATGATTTATTGTTTGCAAGCAATGCATTGTACAAAGATTTTGCAAATTTAAATTTTAACTTTGTTGATGAAACAACATTCTTTTATGTGCTAGATGAACCTTCAAATACATTGTTTTTGCTCAAGCCTTTGCCGAACAATGTAACAAATGGCTTGGGATTATCTGCTGCTGATTCAACTAAATTACAGCTTTTGAGTGCAGTAAATTCTGCCAATTATTATGCATTCAATACTTTTAATTTTAAAATTAGAGACAACATTGACTTGATTGCAAAGAAACTCAACACATCACAAGCAACATATAATGTTGAAAACATTGATGACTTGGATGTATTAGATACAACACAAGACTTAACCAACAATATTCTCTTTGCATCACAATATAATGCTGCATCAACAAGAGACATCCCTACAAAACCGCTGATATTAAAAAATCAACATTCATTGATGTCTCATGTTGATGAATGCAGTTACACAAACCTACTCAATGGATTGCCAGGACCACAATTGCGTAATTACACAACCATCATCACCGGCAATGAGCAAGAAAAAGGCAATGATTCAATTGCCATCAATTATGTAGTATATGCTAATGATTATGTAGCAAAACCAGATGCATATACAATATTCAAAACCTCAAGTGATTTGTATCCTTATCATCAGCTCAACATCAATGATTCTACTCTGGTGCGAGATGGATCTCTAGGCGGTAATAATCCATATACATCTGATCAACTGTTTATGCAGAAAAATACTGCACAAGGAATGGATGGTCAATATCTCTGCACGTGGCTTTCTGGTAGCAATTGGGTTGATAGGTACTACAACAACAATAAAATGTCTCCCATGGATGCAGCAAAAGCAGTCAATGCTGTATATGGTACATATGAGAGTTATGTTGAGCAATTGCTTGAATCAAATGATTTAAACTATGACTTTTTTGATAAAAAAAGTGATTTTATATTTGAGCCCAACAAAGAGTATTTTTATTATAGAATGGGCAGCAAAAGAGTTGATGAACAAATCAACAACTACAGCAATCACTTGCTTCTTAGTTCATTGCAGTGGAAGACAAGCAATAATCAAAATATTGCAGCATCTAATGATTACAAATGTGATGGCAATTCATTTGCGGTCTTTAAACAGTATGAAACTATAAATGATGCAAGTCAAATGACCATTTCATTTTGGCTTGACAGTCTTGATTGGTCTAAAATTAATGCTCATGAAATAGTTGGCAATGTTACAAATGCTGGATTTGGCATCATCAAAGATCCACTTGTGACACCCCTCATCATGGTGCAGAGCTCATCAGCAATTCATATTCTCAACAGCGATTTTGTTGAAATAACAAAAACAGCTGTTTCTGGTGCTTCTTTTTTAACAAGATCTGATGCATTGGATGCTTTTCAAGGCATTTCAAACAATGGAACAGTTTATAAGCTTCAAGCAGATGGTACTTTGTATGATAAAAAGAATTTTAATGAAAGCATCATTGCAACTACATACGCAAATGATGTAATTTATAAATTGCATGGCAATGGCTATGATGTAAGTGCATTTAATACCATTACAGAGCAGACATCCACATATACTGTTGATTTTAACTCACAAAGCATACTATACGTTGATGGTGCTTTGCGCGGCTTTGCTGGAACTAAGACTCTTGCATATGATGATGATGCAGTTATGTTTTTATACAATCAAAATCAGTTGGTGTATAAAAATTATGCAACAAATGATCAATATGTAGCATTTAAAACGCTGTCTTCATCCACTGATGTTGGCTTCATTGCTGACTTTGCTTTGGATGATGAAAGAAATCTATATGTGCTGCACAACAATTACAAAATATCTAAATTTGATGCTGATCGCGTGCTGCAATACACAATTTCTATGCAAAGCTTGCTATCCAGTGCAAGTGCCACAAACATTGCAATTGATTTGTGCTATGAGTATAAAGATGATGCTAAAAATAAAAGTCTCATTGTTGTGGCCAATGATTCAAAACAAAAATTATCATTTGCAAAAATAGCAACTACTGGTGCAATTCAAACATTTGTACAAACAAACATAACAAAGTCTGCAGCTGGTGTTTTCAACCTCACCAATGCACAATATTTGCAACAGATTTATGCTGATAGAAGAGATGCTTTTGATTTTGTATTAAAATTGCCAAATTATTACAATAGCCATGATTTTACATCAGTAAAATATACTTTCAATGCTTCTGATTTTAACTCTGGAATGCATCATTTTGCACTTAGAATTGATGCAAAGCAGGGAAATGCATCTTTCTTTGTGGATGGCATCTTAAAACAAAATGTTTATATTCAAGCTGCTAAATTTATGCATTTGCCCTTGCTGCAAAGCAGCATTTGCTTTGGTGCAACACATTTTAGCAACGGCAATACTCTTGCAAACTTCTTGCAGCAGCAAAGAGTCTATTTTGCAAGCAATGTCACAATAAGTTATCCGCGAATTTATAGTGCAGCATTGCAAGATAATGATATTAAATTGCTTTGCATGCAAAAAACCAAAGTACAAGATTTAAATTTTCACTTGCCTTGTGGACAACGCAATAATTTAGATAAAATTAAGCAGATGTTTGCATGGGGAACACCTGGCTTCAAGAGCAGCAACATAAAAATAACTGTCAAAAACAGCAGCATAACATCTGATGCTACTAAACAGGCATTAAAAACTCAAATTTTGCAGGAAATTACTGATGTGCTGCCCATCAATACAAATGTAATTGATATTGAATTTGCAGAATTTGATTAAATAGTTGAGTGATAAATTATTCAAAAACAAAGGTAGGTTTTACTAATGGTGCAGATTTTGTACTTTCAGCAAATAGCTATGTTGGTTATTATCATGTAATTGATGGTAGTGCTTATCAAGGTGCTAATATTTTAGATATTAGTCTGCCGCTTGAGGCTAAAAATAATATTTCAGCAGATGCTTTGCTATCTGAATTTTTGTATGATAGAATAATTGATGATGCTGTCTCTCTGCCTTATTCATTGAATGATATACTTGTAGCACCCAATGAAACCTGCAATGCTCGTGTGTTCAATGATAGACTTGAAAAACTCTACACCAATGCAATTTACCTGTATAACAATTTATTTTTAGCTAGCAACAATATACCCAATGGGTATGACAGAGCTGCAGGAGTTTCCAAAGCAACTAATACTTTGTCATGGTCTCAAGAAAGTGCACAATCTGGTGCTTCTTTTGCTCCATTTGCATCAGCAGGATATGCAGTTGTAGATGATGCAATACAATTTACTACAGTAAAAACATACAGCAACGATTATGTATTTTTTGGTATAACGCCTACTCACTTTGTTGCTCTTTCATCAAACAAAGATTTGACAGCATTTGATGTTGCAACAACCAATGAGTATGTTGCAGAAAATAATGATTTGAAATTTACACAGCTTGCAAGCTTTAGTGTGGCAGGCAAATATGCGTTTTTATGTGATGCTGCGCAAAATACAATTTATAAATATGATGTTTCTGGTTATTTTTCAGGAGATGCAACCATCTACAATCGTCGCATTTTAATAGACAGCATTGGTGGATTTGGCAGTGCATTATCAAAGACCAAATTTGATTCACCAAACATTGTATTTGCTGTTGAACCTTTGAATCGCTTGTATGTAAATGATAGCAACAACCGATGCATAAAAATATTTGATACTAGCTTTTCATATGTTGCAACAAAAACTTTTGCAGCAGGTTCTAATACTATTGTAAAGTGCTTTGGATATAATCCTATTTTGCAGCGCATTTACTATGTAACAAAAAATGCTATTACACAGGAACATACTATACAAATATGTGATGCTGATTTAAATGCAGAAGAGACTTATGGCTTGCCAGATGCATTGGAGCAAAATGAAGACTATGCAGGTTTTGTTTTTTCAAAGAATGATTCTAATATTTTTTACTTGTTCACCAATCAAAATGTGTTTAAGAAATTTGTTAATAAGCCAAATAAAACCATAGGCAAATGGCTGCTATACAAAAGTGGAATAACAGCAACACACATTTGGAATCTAGAGAATTCATTGTATAATTTGGCACAATGGAATTGGAATGAAGGTGAAATATCAATAAGAACAGCTCTCAGCATTAACGGCATGTCTTCTTTCTTTATTTCTGACATTGATGAAAGAGAAGAAATATTTTTGTTTGCGGGTGCCAACGACAAATCTTTTAACAGAATATTGCATTATACAGAAACAAATATTTTCAATACTGCATTGGGTGCTACTGTAATTAATGCATACAACATCTCCCAGGCCACAGTGGATGATAATGAATTTGTAAATGCCATGGTCATAAACAAAGAGTTGTATAAAATTGCTTACAACATTTTAAACATCATAAGATTCATCACAAGCAGATATGCAGCAGAATATGATTTCTTGAATAATCTTGTATTTAAGAATACCATTGCTTTAACTGATGAAGAATTTGCTTTGATAAATTTTGTTAATTTAAAAAATCTATATGTGCATGAAAATGAAATCATGAATAGCATTGGACCAATCAATAGGTGCTTCAAAGAGTTGTGCAATTTGCAAAATAATGCATTGCAAATTGTGCGCACACGCATCAATAACTTCGTTTCATCGCTTTCTGGCACACAAACAATTATTTTAAACTAACTCATGTTATAAATAACTACAATGGCATCACAAACACTAACAGACCAAACAGTAGCTTCAACATATCAAGGCGTTTTGCATGCTAATGGGGAAGCATTGCCAGCTGTTTCTACAGCAATAATTTATGATGGCAGCGGACAAATTTCTTCTCTGAGATTGGGCGTTTCAGGTCAAGGAGCTGCTGTTGCAGGAGGGTTTTCATGCTCACAACAGCTGACAGCAGGTGAAATAAGATATACCACAGTAGATTCTGCATCTGGTGCCAATTTTCCGCTGGTTTCTGATGGAAACAAAACAGCAGTGTTTGGTCAAATGACATCAAGAGCTTTGATTGATTTAACCCCCAATCCTGAGGGCAATTATGGAAGTATCAAGAGCATCTCAGTCAACTCCAAGGGCCTAGTGACGAGTGTCTCGCCAGATTTTAGTCGAACAGCATATGCAAGATTTATAAACAAGGATGAGACGTGCACTTATACAGTAAATCAGCTGATTATTACTGTAACTAAAATAGGGCACGGAATAACAGCCGGTCAAATAGTGTATCTCAAAAAGACAACAACACCGTCATCTTTTGCAAGTACAAAATTTATTGTACAAACTGCTAATTCAACACAATTTACCGTTGCAAATACAGTTGGTTTGCCTGATGCATCTTCAGGCAGCCTCGTACTTGACTTGTATATCAAGAGTTCAGAAAATGTGCAGAGCATTGAGAGAATGAGCACTGGAATTTACAAACTTACATTTGTCAATTCATTTAATAACTCAAACTATGCAACAGTATGCAATGCAGCATATCCTAATACAACACCTACCGATCTAGAAAATCTTCAAGCAAATGTTGTTTCAACCGCAGATGATAGTGTCACGATTAGAGCTTTTTATATAACGAATGGGGATCAAGTAATTGAATATGATGATGGTGATTTGAGTGTCATTTGTCAAGGCAATAGCTTGCAAGGCGGTTCATCTGTTTCATTACAATTTAACAAATATGTTTTTGACAATTATAGCTTTGGCCCAGCAGCAGGTGGAACATACAATAGAATAGTTGATGTAACACCTGCTTACATGGTAAATAATAATTATACTGCCATTGTGATTGGTTCACATCTCGGTAATGCAGGTTGTCCTGGTACTGTTCAGTCTTTTTCACATACTACACTTATCAATGGAAGCATAAATTCTCTACTGACTAGCAACATGACAAATCCATATTGTCATAGTTATGCTTATGGTGTAGCATTCATGTTTGAAAACAAATTGTACTACCACCAATTTTATGATGCAACATGCAATACATTGGGCGGTGCACCAAATGCAACCTATGATACAAACAGCAGTGATGCAATCAATATAATTGTAGGCGGAATGGGTGTTGCAACACCTGCCGAACACGCAAGACCATGCAATATTTTATATTTTTATGGTACAGTAGTAAATCAATCTGCTTCATGTGCAAAATCCTGGTTAACAGACTTGATTAACAATCACTTCAACAAGTTTCAAGTAGTTAATTCTATAAATTTCAATCAAACTGTAGTTGGTAATGGCTCTTGTGGAGGTACATGGGCTACATATAATAACTTTATACGCTACGTTCCATAATTATGCCTGATATTAAAATAGTTAAATTAAAACTACGTCGTGGTACTGAAACTCAACGCAAATTGGTTGTTTTGGATCAAGGTGAACTTGGTTATGTGACTGATACCAAAAGAACATTTGTTGGGGATGGCAGCACTTTGGGAGGAACTATAATTGGAACAAAAATCTTTACACCCATTGCAAGCAATAAAACAGGCTTAAATGCCTATGCTGGTGATGTAGTTGTTGAAAATAATTTGATGTACCAATTGACTGGTTCAAATGCTGGTCAACTCTCAGCATGGAAATTAATTAGCCCCATTGTTGATAATTCTACCATTGATTTGGGAGCATCAAATGCTCTACGCATTAAACCTGATGGAGTAGGCATTGCTCAACTTGGCAACATCACTTACAATCTAGGCGGTATAGTAATGAACAACACTCAGGGACTGAGTGCAAATGTTGATAAAACTACCATCATTGTTAATACATCAAATCAGCTAGCCATCAGCACTGTTTATGCCAGTAGCATCATTGGGCAAATCAACAACTCTCAAATTAATACTGCCACTCTTGCTGGTAGTGCATTGCAAAGTGTAGGAAATAAACTAGATGTTCAGGTGGATAATTCCACAATTGTAATATCTTCCAATCAATTGACAGTAGGAACGCTTGATGCTAGCAAGATCTCAACCGGAACCTTTGGTGCAAATCGCATTGATGCTTCTGTTGTAGGTCAGGGACTGCAGGGCGGTGGTGGTGTTGCAATTTCAACCAGCCTTGATCTCAACTCATTAGCATTTAACAACAGCAACCAAATTGTACTCAACACACTTTATAAAGCTGCGCGCATTCCGCTCAGCTCAAATGATGTTAACTTTGGCGGCTTTACAACTAGCTATGCAACGGCTTCTGCATTAGCAACTATCAACAGTGCTTTGAGCACAGTGAGCACCATGATAATTATTGGTGCTGGCACCGGCTATACTTCTGCTCCATCCGTCTCTGTTCAGCCTCCATCAGCTGCACCAGGTTTCATTCCAGCATCAGCAAGTGCTGTAGTTTATAATGGGATGCTTTCTGCAATTACTATAACTAATGCAGGATCAGGTTATAATTTTATACCGCAGATAATAATTGATCCACCACCTCATAGAGAGACATTGTATCAGGTGGTTACTGCAACTACTACAGGTGGTGTTATACCTGTGTCTCAAACATATGAATTATCATCTGCAGGCTTTGTAATGATGAATTTTGGTAGCGAAATGGGAATTTTAGCCGTTCCGGTGTTTAAAGTACCCACAGCATTGCAAAATTTAACAGTTGCTACTGTAACAGTGTAAATTTAGCTGCATGCATTAAATACAGGCATGAGTAGCGGTGCTAATAAAATTGAAATTACACAATCAACCCTTTTAAAACTTCTTGTTCGTCGTGGCTCCAATGAAGAGCGCAAAAACATAGTTTTATCAGAAGGTGAATTGGGGTATGCAGTTGACACAAAAAAACTTTTCATTGGTGATGGTGCAAATGTGGGTGGCGTGCCTGTTACAACACAGGTTTATTATGGTGCCACTTCACCAATTGCTTATAATGCAGCAACCATAGGTGATTTTGCCTATGATTCAACAGAAGGTGCTTTGTATGTATTAACAGGTGATGATCCAACCACCATCGGCGATTGGGGAATTGTTGCTAATGATGTGCGCGTTGATGATGCAACAATGCAATTGATAACATACAATGGTGTTCCAAATACTCTTGCTGTTAAGACTGTTAGCGCAGCACAGCTTGACCCAAATTTGCCTGGAACTGGTTTGGAATACAGTGGTGTGCCCATCAGAACCATTCAAACCACTGCAGATCAAGCTTTTGATAGCATCAGTTTGCGCTCTGCTGCAGCATTGCAAATACCTACCACCTTACAATTCGGTACAGCTGGTGGAGCAACTCAATATTCAATGCCACCCTTTGATGGTCCCAATGG